GCGAAGATATATAAGGGGTGACAAATTCCATTGAAGTGCTGTTAGCTAAATTCATAACTACATGAGTGCAACCTGTTAAACTTGTTAAATTCGAATAAAGTGCGTTTGCTTTTGATACCATATAATCGGCATGTGGAATGTAAGACATCAACAATGCTCCAGCAAATGAGGGCTGAGAGTTGACCTGAATGCGCACGCGCACCTTGGCCTTCATCAACGTGAATCCAGCTGATTTCTGGCGGTTTTGAATCGCTGTCACCAGGTTGAACATCACGTCGGGGAAACTCCATCGCCCTAAACTCACTGTGGCCTGCTGGGTCGCATCCCAACTACCTTGTGCAATGATAAGAGGCCGTTTTAGAAAGTCCATAATTGTTCTTTGGTTCATATCCGTAAAAGATGTGCTGACTGAGCTCGGGAGATCAGCCATTGATGGGGCATAATCACTCTTCTCAACATGTCCATCCTCGCGAAAGGTAACAGTATCAAAGGTGACAGCCTGTGTTGTGTCTACTAAATCTGGATTATTATTAAAATTTTGTGCAGGCCAATTTTGTGAGTGTCGCGGCCTAGCGATCACACTCACATCCCATGGTGCTCTGGTTTTAATTTGGAGTGCAAATAAGGCAACCTAAGCAGTAATGTTAAATAACAAACCCTCCACCACCAATAGCTCACATATGATTTTATTTACATGGGTATTGATATATAATATGCTGATCACATCGATGGGAGTTTTAACGACTTCTCTGTCGGGGGCTACTTCCTCTCCTCTCTCGGAATATGATAGTAAACGAACCCCTCGTTCACTACATCTGGAATCTCTGCTTCTCGTGCCGCACGCAAGATCTTCTTTGCTAGATCATCAAACAATTGCTTATCTGAATGAGCCGCAATCTCCTGAAACACGGATTGAATTGTGTCCTTCTCAATTGTGCGCGGGTCTGATGTGCTGTTAGATTTCGTCCAGTTCAGACTCTCCAACCGACTCGCCAGATCTGCAGGGCAAGTGTGTCTATTTAACAGCACTGACCACAGAAACCTCCTCTTCAGAAAGGTCACCTCCTCTACGGGTAACAGATCGCGGATCACTCCGGTCTTCTCTGCATCCGTA